CAGGTGTTTCGCCTGTGCTTAAATAAGAACAGTCCTAATTAAGATGGGAGAAACCTAGAAACATTTTACAATGTGAAATACAACTTCCTGCAGAAGGCTAAATGCCACCCTTCCAGTGGAAGGTTCATAAACAGTAAATGTTTTCTAGGACACAAAATAGCAAAATTTGTGTGTCGCTTCCATCTGGACGGGTCTCATACCTTGAAGAGATACAAAACCCGTTAGGATGTTGCGTGATGGACATACCATCACTAGCTTACCGAACTCTTGAAGAGAGCTAGATAAGTGTGCGGAGCTAAAATAAACTACCACTACTGATATCAGGAATCGAAACTGGATTGACATCTATGGGTCGCATGATTGGAGGTCCAATCATAAACCACATATTAAAGTCATCGCCAGCAGCCTCATAACAAGGTCTGGTTCCTGTACCATTAATTAGGATATTAGATTTAGCTGTAAGACCCCTTACTTGATCACTTACCACGCGAGCGCGGTTTTGACCATAGTATGGCGTTCTTACTTCGAGAGCGTTGTTAATAACACCTTCTTGCACAAAAGAAGGGTCACTCTCTGGTTTTCCAAACTCTGTCGACAAAACCTCTGTAACGTTGAGACTCGTGGTCGCACGATCAGCAAAGCCTAAAAAGACTTTCTGTGATACGGACCCAGCAGCAAACCTGTAAAGGTATGATACTAAATTGAGCCAACTTTCTGGTACAAGAGATCCTGACGTTCCATCAGTCCACGATCTAGTTCCAATTGGAAGTGTTGAAAGTGGATTTTCAGAGTCATAGTTGATAAAGTCAGCGGGTGTGTAAGATACACTTTGTCCAGCGGTAATGTTACGTGTGTGTACAAAACGTTTGATCAGTGGTCTTAGCGACTTGCTGTATTCACCCATAGTGCCGAGCAATATCCGTTGTCCATCATCACTATTATCACCAATGTCTTTGGTCACAATAGGTTCAGATGCACCCGTGTCAATTTGAGCCTTAAAACGAGTTGATGCTGCGAATTCAAATACTATACCGCCAAGCGTTAGGGTTAGATCTGCATTTAGTGCTATCTTTGGTAAAGAAGTCACTGTTACAATCTTTCCACTTGCTACATTTGCAGTAAGAGTCACAGTCAGGGGGTCTACATAAGTAAAACTTGAAGTAAGTTCACACACAACTTCATGCGTTCCATCTACTACCGAAATAGTTTGAAGGTTTGCACGATTCCATTGTGTTATTGTAGAGTCCTGTGTGATAGCGATTGATGCGTCAGTATCAAAGAAGTTTGGTGTGTCACCTAGCGAACCAGGGTTGCACTCCACTCCATCATCAAGATCGTTATAAAGGCTGTTCATCAAGGAGATGATTTCAGTCCCTACCGGATTAGGATCACCACGCACTGCAAAGCCACCACAAATCGAAATTTGTGGAATGCCAAGCTGCATAGCTCCTTCACCAGATGACCGAAAACTGTGCTTCAGGATAAATGTTACTGAATCAGCCACTGTATCAGGACACACCAAGGAGTTGTAAGAGTAAACGCCTACGGTTCCAATGTGTGTTTCTGGGGTGGTTGTATCATACAGTCCATTTACGTCCTTATGCAAAACTTTCTTGAACGGAGATGAAGATGTGTAAGGAATGCTGAATGGTCGTGACATAGACAATTCGCTTTCTTCCTTAGCCTCCAAATCGTATATCATAGAATGATTTGTTTGCATAGCCTGATCATACACAGTAGGTAGTTCGCTTCGAGATCTATTAGGAAAATAGATTACAATGAAACGACCAGCATGGTATCGAGTTTTAACGAGTTCAAAAGTATAATCGATTGTTCCCCTCCAAAGTTTATACATAGCAGCTGTAAAAGCTTGAGCTCCTAAAGCAAAATCCTGTCCGTTTGAATCAGTTTGCGCAACCAATGAATTGATTGGCGAAACTTCAAATCCGAACATTAATTTACTATCAGAAAAGCTAAGCTTACTAGCTGTAGATGTTTCTATATAATTTGGACGTGAGAAGATAAAATCGAAAGACATCTCATCTTGACCAGAAGGTACAAAAGATGTGGTGTTAATTGAATTATCGTTGATCTGTCCTAGTACGAAACTAGAATCAGGTCCCTCGGTATTACCCATAAAGGCTGCTGGCTTCTGATACACTGGTTGTGGTTTATCCTGGTTAATGGGCTTTGACCATCCGTAAACGGCGGCAACCTTATTTAACATTCGGAAGAACCAACCAGTTGCAGCAGCAAAACTACCGACACCTGGTATCACAGAAGCAACATCAGCTACATCTGCGAGGGCTGAAGACAATCTAGTGATAGGTCCAGTTTTCTCACCTTCAGAAATCTGAGCATAAAAGCCTCTAGATTTAATTTGAGATACCTTATCCTGTGCTAATTCAAGACTCTTTTGAGCATACCTGAGGGTATTGCCAATCGAGTTATCTGTAGCAACTTGGAGTTCAATATTAACAAATTTCATTCTAGTGGTTATGTCCGCTTTCTGAATAGAAGATGCACCAGAGAGAGGTGATAGAACGTACAAGTGCACATATCCAAAAGTATCATCTAACCTTGTTAGGTCAATATAATCTTTTATGTGTGCATACGGTACAGTTAATTCCATCTTATTTCCTTTCTCAAGATATAACACCTTGTGAGGAGCTGAAGACACTGATCCTAGAAATTCGTTACCAGTTGCACGAAACTTGGAGGCACTTAACGACTTCGGAAAGTACGCTACAAGCAACGCACCTTGTTGGAAAGGCTCGGCATTTACTTTTATTTCCACAGACACGTCTGCTTTCATAAGCATAAAATTGTTAGCCTTCTCAACAAGTAGGGGAGAATTATCAAAAAGATCCTGTGGGAGAGAAAATTGTTCCAAATATCGAGGGTTTCCAGATATATAGTCCGCAAGAGGTAATTGAGACGACAGTACAGGGGAATCCTGAGACCAAGTCGTCCGCTTTATCTTTACCCACCTTTGCATAATGTCATGTAAATCATGTTTTGCTACTAAAGCATTACTACGCGATTGTACATTTGACGGCATAGGAGGAGCGGAAACTGAAGCTTCGACAGATGAAGAAACATCATTACTCTCTGTAGGGAGATTGTTCATAGTTGATTGTTGGGTTTGTTCGTTAACATAGTGGTTTTTGTGTTGCGGCAGATGTTATTGCAGACAACAACCCTGGGTTTATTTTTAGACACACCCATACTAAATAGTATATGTCTTTCCTACACGCCACAAGGGAGTGCAAGAAGCAGTGAAGATCTTCAACATACGCTTCGGGATAACGTAAGTATAGCATACACTGTCTTTTGAGGGGTTGTAAGAACTAGTTCTTACCGAAGTAGCGCTCCTTATACAAGGATTCTACTTCAACGAAAGTGGGCAACTTTGCAGGACAACCATTAGAGAATAGCGCTTTAACTAAAGCATCTCTAGCATGGTTAAACTTTTCTTCACCATGGAAATAAATCTCCATAAGAGAAGCTAAAGAGTTCTCAATTGTTGCTGCCACTTTCTTGTTTCCACGAATCCAGTTTGGCATTTCATTACACACTGACAAGTCTAAAGGAGGTTGATAGTAACCATTTTCATTCAAGACGAACTTTCTTTTAAGATAAGCTATATCGTCAAGAGTTCTATAGGCAACCAATTCACCCGTCTTTGCTTCATCGGTGTACGTTAATCCCATACTGGCGAGGGCATCTGTAATTGTGATCTGATTGTACCAATCTATTACGCGACCAGAGATGTTTAATACATTATCATCTCCATACGTTTGCATAGATACATTTTCAGTAAAATCACAAAACAGACCTCCTCCTTCCTTCTCCTTACATGCCAGGTAAGCCATTCTCATTACAATCTGATTAAAGATTGAGTTGAAAATAACAGTACCTGGATTTCCAGAGGGTTGTGAGTGGTCCCAATTAACCAACTCTCCATTAACAAGAACTCTAGCATTGCAAATTTCCTCAAAGAGGACTCTGCGAATGAGAGCATTCTCTTGTCCATCGTCATACCAGCGATTAATCATTTCAAGAACTTCCCAAAGGATATCTTG